GATAACTTTGGTTACGAAGAAGATATTTTTTCTTACATAGAAGAATTTGATTTTGAACCAAATGAAACTTTTGTTTTTGAGTATGAAGAAGTTTTTATTGAGTTCGATTTTCAAGAACCTTTCTCAGAAGATATAGACCCTTTACCAGACTTTAATGTTATAGACGCTATCTATGATATTCAAGTATTTGATGAACCTGAGTTTCTATTATCCCATAATGAATTTGAAAGAAATGATGTAATTACTATAAACCCAAGTGAGGAACTTATAGAAGAATTTATATTACAAGAAACTGTTTTAGTAGAAGATTTTGAACAGGTTAATACTTTTATAGAGTTTGAAACCATTGAGGAATTAGAAGAATGGTTTGAAGAGGAAACTAGAGAAGAGTTAGCTGAAGAGCGTAACGAAGAAGCTGAAGAAGAACTTTACGCTGAAGAAGAAGTTGTAGAAGAAATATTTGAAGAAATAGAAGAACAGTTTGAGGAAGAAGAAAGAGTTGCTTTAGAGGAAAGGGAAGAAGAAGTTTTAGAGGAAGAAGAAACAGAATTAATTGCAGAAGAAAGAACATCAAGAAGTGGTATAACTTCAACTATGTTGAATGTTGTTGGTCAGTCCATAAGAACAGCATCTAATAGCAACACATCTTCTGGCAGTTCTTCTGGAGGATATTCAAGTGGAAGTAGTAGCAGTGGTAGCTCTAGTAGTATAAATAGGAGTGCTGTCAATTCTTCTGTTACAGGCGGTGGGATTAGCACAAGCAGTTCACCCAGTATGTCTGACCAAATAACTTCTGCTAATGTGCAGACAAACACTATTCTTTCTTTAAGCCAAGACACTAGCAGTGTGTCAGGCGGTAGTTCACAAACAGTTAGTAGTGTTTCTACAGTTATAACGCCTATGCCAACATTTGATAATAACCCACAAGTAGTTATGGCAGACGTACAAGTTAGTAATATGCAAGGAGAAATAGACACAGCAGTATCAGGTGTAATGACAGCTAGTGAAGCAGATCAAATAGCTGACGAAATTATTGCTAACAATATAAAAGAACAACAAGAACAAGCAGAAACAGAACAACAAGAAACAGGACAATACGCAGACGAATCAACATTAATAGCTTACTTAGGTTATGTACCAGCATTTGAAGTATATAAGACCTATGAAATACCTAAACAAGAAACTTGGTATCAATCCAAAGATATTTATAATGATATAAATATAAGTGATAATGTTAATGCTTTTTATAGTTTAGCAAGCAATAATATAAGTTTAATGAATAATATGATTGGACAACAACCCAATTTATAGGAGAAGAATATGGAATGGTTTAAATCAAAAGCTGGTCAATTAATTGCTTTAGCAACTATTGTAAGCACATTAGCTGGTTTCGGGTACGCTGGAGCTGGGTATGTTAATAGACTAGAAAACTTAGAAAATAAAATAGGTGGGCTGGGTGAAACAGAAGATGCACAACAAGCTATTGAAGAACGCTTTGCCAGTATAGAAACTCAAGTTACATACTTAGAAAAACAAATAAACAGTATAAAAATACCTGACAATAGCGATATGCAGGCTTCTGTTGCTTCATTAACTAGCGATGTTGAAAGAATTTGGATTGAATTAGATAAGCTTGAAGATAGTAAAAATCCTTTAGCTAACTAAATGGCAATAAAATTAAAATTAGTTTTAAACTGGTTTGTAGATTTATTTAAAACCAGATACAAAATAACAGTATCTTTTAATAAAGAATATGGAGATGCTGATGATAAAATTTATATAACAAAAAAAATTATTACTAAAAAAGAAAAACATTTAAAGTTTAAAGATGAAAATAATAATTTAATTGAATATAGAAGTGCATCAGGTCTTAATTATATTATTGAGGATATGTAATGAATCAAGCATTAGCAGGAATAATAATAGTATTAGGATTTCTAACTTATTATTTATACAATCAAAATCAAATACTTACAGCTAATAACATGGCATTAGAAGGTGCTATAGCTACACAAGAAGAAGCCATACAAAGTTTGCAAGATGACTTTGAGTTACAAACCACACAATTAAATGAACTTAATTTAAAAAGTCAGGCTGCACAAAGAGAGTTAAATAGATATACACAGTTTATACAAAACTACGAGTTAGCAGCTAAAATACTTGCAGACCCTGTAGAAATGCAAAGGAAAATAAATAATGGAACTAAACACATTATGGAAGACATTGAGAAGATCAGCGTTACAATTGATAGTCTTGATGACGATATGCAGTTGCAGTCTTATTCCAACTAAACAAATAGAAATATCTGCAAAACCTCTAGAGCGTAAAATTGCTCATCCTGTTATGCCAAGAGAAATAGATTTGCATGAACCCATGTGGATTACTGTTACTCCTGAAAATTTAGAAGAACAGTTAGCAAAAATAGAAAAACAAGAAGGAGAGTTAGTTTTTCTTGCTATGACAATACCTGACTATGAGGTGATGGCTTATAATATGCAAGAACTTAAACGATATATAACGGAATTAAAAGAAGTTGTAGTTTATTATAAGACTGTAACAACACCAACAGGGGTAACAAAATGAATATATCAAAAGAAGGAATAGAATTAATAAAAAAATTTGAAGGTTGTGAGCTAGAAGCTTATCAAGATTCAGTAGGTGTCTGGACTATAGGATATGGGCATATAAAAAATGTAAAAGAAGGTGATAGCATTAATCGTGATGAAGCCGAACATCTTCTAGAAGAAGAATTACCTGAATATGAAGGCTATATAAACGATATGGTTAAAGTGCCTCTCAAGCAATGTCAATTTGATGCTTTGTGTGCTTGGGTCTATAACTTAGGACCAACTAACTTAAATGATTCAACTCTATTAAAATTACTTAATGCTGGTGACTATCATTTAATTCCTAGTCAAATAAAACGATGGAATAAAGCAGGAGGAAAGACTTTGCAAGGATTAATAAGAAGAAGAGAAGCTGAAGCTCTTTTGTTTGAAGGTAAAGAATGGATTGAGGTCTAAGAATGCCTTTAGCTAAATATGTTTTCAAACCAGGAATAAATAAAGAAGGAACAAACTACTCAAATGAGGGTGGTTGGTTTGATGCTGATAAAGTAAGATTCCGTAAAGGCAAACCAGAAAGGATAGGAGGTTGGAATAAGTTTACAACAGATTCTTATGTTGGAACTTGCAGACAACTTTATCCATACAAAGCAACAAATGGCGATTCGTTTGTTATCTTAGGCACTCATCAGAAACTCTATAATTTATCTGGTGATGTTTATTACGATATAACTCCTTTAAGAGCAACAACTTCTGCTGGAGATGTTACCTTTTCTGCAAGTAATGGCAGTTCAACTATAACTGTAACTGATGCAAGTCATGGTGCAGTAACGGGAGATTTTGTTACTTTTAGTGGTGCTGCTACTTTAGGCGGTTTAGTTACTGCTGATGTTTTAAACCAAGAATATCAAATACTCTTAGTTACAGGAACAAACACTTACACAATAACCGCTAAAGACACAGACGGAGACACAGTAACTGCTAATGGTAGTGACAGTGGTAATGGTGGTAGTTCCGTAGTTGGAGCGTATCAAATTAATACTGGCTTAGATGTATATGTAAGGGGTACTGGTTGGGGTGTAAATACTTGGGGTGCTGGTGGATTTGGTTCTTCAGGAGATTTGTCATTAACTAATCAATTAAGACTGTGGACAATAGATAACTTTGGTGACGATACAATAGCTGCACCTAGAGCTGGTGGTATATACTTTTGGGATAAATCAGATGGATTAACCACTAGAGCCGTTGCATTGTCATCAGAGTCTGGAGCTAGTGATGTTCCTACGGCTTGTTTACAAATTATGACATCTGATGTTGATAAGCACGTTATAGCTTTTGGTTCTAATCCTATAGGAAGTTCTGCTATTGATCCTTTGTTAGTTAGATTTTCAGATAGAGAAAGTGCAGTAGATTGGACACCTACAGCTACTAATCAGGCTGGTGGCGTGCAATTATCACAAGGTTCTACAATTATAGGTGCATTAAGAACTAGACAAGAGATACTTATTTGGACAGATGTTGGCATAGTTTCAATGCGTTTTGTGGGCGAGCCTTTTATATTTAGTTTTACAGAAGTTGCTGAAGGTGCAAGCTTAATATCACCTAATGCTGCTACAAGTGCTAATAATAGAGTTTATTTTATGGATCGTGATGGATTTCATGTTTATTCAGGAACTTCGCAAAGATTGCCTTGTACTGTGTTGGATTATGTTTTGTCTGACTTAAATCAAGATCAAGCTTATAAAGTTGTTGCAGGTTCAAATGCAGGAGTAAATGAAGTAATTTGGTTTTACCCTTCAGGAACAAGTTTAGAAATTGATAAATACGTTATATATAACTTTTTAGAAGAAACTTGGTCAATAGGAACAACTGCTGATAACTTTGTAAGAACTGCTTGGAGTGAAGCATCTATATATGAAAATCCAATTGCTGCCAGCAAAAATGATACTTCAAATTTGAATTATGTTTATAGCCATGAAATAGGTCATGGAGATGGAACAGATGCCTTTACTGCATATATAGAATCAAGTGATTTTGATTTAGCTCCTGATGGAGAAAACTTTACTTTTATATCTAAGTTAATACCTGATATAGAATTTAGAAATCAACAATCAACAAGTGATACTGTTACTTTTACAATAAAAGGAAGAGATTATCCTTTGCAAGATTTGTCTACTTTACAAACTATAAATGTAACTCCAGCTTCTACTTTTGAAAATACTAGAGCTAGGAGCAGACAAGCAGCTATGCGTATATCTAATTCGTCTAGTGACTATGGTTGGCGTTTAGGGGATTTAAGATTGGAAATTAGACCAGATGGGAAAAGATAATGGCTGATATCAAAACGATAGCATTACCTATGGTTAATTTAGATTATGATGCTAATAATGAAGCTGTTACACGCAGAACTATTGAGCAAGCATTAGAAGATATAAATGTTAAAATAACTACTATACAGCGAATGCAGTCTACAGTTACAAGCAAAGCTTCTAAACGACATCAATTTTTATTAATGGGGTTAAAGCATGGCTGATGATTTAAAAGTATTAGGTCAATTAGACCCTTCTGCAACAACTGTAACTACGCTTTATACAGTGCCAGATATGACGCAGACCACAATTAGTTCTATTATGGCAGCAAACAGAACAGGTTCAGCCATAACATTTAGACTAAGTGTTCATGTGGCTGGAGCAGGTGCAGATGATAAACAGTATTTATACTATGACAAATCAGTTGCAGCTAATGATTCATTGGCTATAGTTATAGGTATAACACTTAATCAAACAGATGTATTAAAGGTTTATACAAGTGCAGTTGATATGAGTTTTAATGTGTTCGGTTGCGAAACTAAAGAGGATAGATAATGCAATATAAAATTAAAAAGGGAGATACTCTTAGTGCTATAGCTAAAAAATTAAATATATCTATGAAGGATTTAGCAGAAGCTAATGATATCAAAGATGTTGATAAAATATATGCAGGTGCAAATTTAATTATTCCTACACCAAAAAAAAAGAAAGCATCTACTGTAGAAAGAGTTATACCTGAAGAAAAAAAAGAAGTAATTAAACCAAAGAAAAAAAAGAAACAAAAGAAAATAGTAGAAAAAAAAAGAGAACCTATATTACCAATTAATGTAAGACAATTTTTTAATCCACAACAAGATAGAACTGAAAAAGATTTATCAAAAGCAGAACAAGATGCTTTAGAAAGGGTAATTGCATATAGTCAAAAACCAGAAGTAAGACAAGCTAAAATAGAACGAGGCATAAATCCTGATACGATACGCTATAGTGATTACAATGCTTTAGGTGCAGAAAATTTAGAACAAGAAGGTTCAACAGGAAGTTTAATTGGTAAAGTTACTGACCCTGTTACTGTATTAAAATCTTTTTTAGGTCGAGCTTCTTTGTCTCCTACAGATGATGGAGGTTTTATAGTAAAAGATAAATTTGATTTTACACCAAAAACACAAGAAACTGGTTTAGCTAAACTTAGTGAATATTTAGGAAGTGTAAGAGATATAGGTGTATCTGATGCTTATGGTCAATTAAGAAACTTTATGGGTTATTATGGACCTCAAGAAGGCACAGGTGAGGGTGGTAGAAGCAATATAAATCTTTCGGCTATAGGTGGACAAACAAGATATAATTTTAATAAAGGTGGAACTATGAATATACAACAACAAACTAACAACGTAGCATCACAAGGTCGCTTTGGCGATTCTATGCTAATGCACGTTAATCCAGCAGAAGTGCGAGGATTAGCACAAGTTATGCCTTTAACTGTAAATCCTCAAACTGGACAACCAGAAGCATTTTTACCTTTTCTAGCACCTATGTTAGGAAGTTGGTTAGGTAGCAGTCTTTTAGCTGGTAAAACAATAGCAGGAATGGCTTTAAGTAAAGCAGCAGCAGCAGGTATTGGTGCAGGTCTAGCACAAACAGCAGTTACAGGTGATATTAAAGAAGGATTAAAAGCAGGTCTTACATCAGGTATGTTTAGCAGAATATTAGGTGGAGGAGCAGAAGCACAAAAACTAGCTGAAGGAACTCAAGCAGCTACTACTGAAGCTACTAATATTGCAACTGCTGACCTTCTACAAAACCCTTCTAATTTAGGTATTACAGACCCAAATTTATTAAATATAGCTTCTACTGACCCTACATTAGCTGCTCAATTAGGACCTGAAGCTTTAACTGACACAGCAAGAATACAATTAGCAAATAGAGTTGCTAATTCTTCTAATTTTATAAAAGACGAGGCTGCTCAATATTTAGCAGATTATGCTGGCGATATTCCAGGACCAGGTGCAGCTACGTTTGGAGATGATTTTAGTACAGTATTTTCAGATGGAGTTGGACAAGGACTTTCTAATATTGGTTCAGCAGCCATGAATGACCCATTAGCACGAGGTACATTATTAACTACTGGAATGATGTATGGTATGGATGCGACACAAGCAGACTACGAAGAACAAATGCGTAGAATGGAAGAAGAAAGGTTAGAAAGAAAAAGACAAAATGAATTGATGAATCCTGAACCTATACTTTATTCAGCAGAAGGTGGAAGGACTGGTTATTTTCAAGGCGGTAGATTTGGCGACTTGCCTGATAATATAGGTGGAGAATTGCCACAAATTTATGCTCCAGCAAGACAACCTTATCAGGTTAATCCTGATTTTATGGCAGGTTTTTCACCTGAAACTATGTACTTTAGACCTGAAACACTTTCTGCACCAGCATCAGGATTACAAGCAGGAGCACCACCAGTTAATGAGGCAGTGCCTTATGCAGGCTCGCAAGGTGGGTATGGTGGAAGACAGGCTTATATAGCTCCACAAGTATCTATTGACCCATATGCTGCTTATACAGGTGAAGCACCAGAAGGATTAAAATTTGGCAAACCACTTAGACCTGTATTTGAAAAACCTGAATTACCAGACCAAGGACTTGTAAATCCTGGACTACCTGATTTTGGTACAGGACCAATAGGATTAGGAGGAAGAATAGGCATACCTAATATAGGAGATTTAGACATACAATCAATAATAGATGGTCTTGACCAATATAATATTCCTGAAAGAGACATTGGTTTAGGTGAGTTTATGAATCAACAGATTACACAGCCTAATACTCTTGGCGAACCACTTCCTATAGGTGTTAATAATCAAATAGATATTTCTCAATATTTAGGTAATAGAGAAGATACTTTAGCAGGTGCACAGGCTATGTTTGGACCACAAGTAGAATATGCTGATGCTAATAATACAGGTCAAGAACCAAGCATGGATTCAGGACTGGGAGAAATGATGTCGGCTGAAGCGTCAATGGCTAGTGGTATAACTCCACCACCTAGAGGTTTAAGTATCTTTGGGAAGAGAGCAATAACTCCACAACCTAGTAGAGGATTAGGCATAGAAGCCTTTCTTGATTCTCTTCCGTTAGAAGCAATTCCTGAAGAACAAATATTAGAGCCTATAGAACCCATACTTCCTTTTAGAGGTAGAGGAATTTCTGGAAGAGGGATGGCAGAAGGTGGAACGACAGATATGATGAGTGACCCTTTAACTCAAGAAGTTGCTAGGTTTATTTTGGGTGAATCTGATAATGAAGAAGCTTTAAATATGTTTTTAACTAAGTATGGAAATGAAGCCTTTATGGAACTTAGAGAAGCTGTATTGCAATCTATAGTTCCAGGTGCTCAAACAGAAGGTTTAATTGCAGGCGATAGCGAAGGTGGAATGGATGATGACCTTAGAGGAATGATAGGGAATAAAGAAAGAATAGCCGTATCTCAAGACGAATTTATAGTTCCTGCTGATGTAGTATCTATGTTAGGAGATGGTAGTTCAAATGCTGGTTCTCAAGAACTCTACGACATGATGGATAGAGTTAGACAAACTAAAACAGGAACTACTAAACAAGCACCTAGATTAGCTAATGCAGGAGGACTATTGCCAGCATGAATGAGCCAGCAATAAATCAAGAAGCTTCAGGTATTTATGAAATATCTTTAGTTCCAATAGAACAAATGCCTTTAATTTGGTCACAAGTTGAAGGATTTTTAAAAAAATCTGCTAAAAGATCAGGTGGCAGAACAAGAATTGAAGATATTTATTATGATTTAATAAATAACCAATCTCAATTATGGATAATATTTGATACAGGAGATTTAAAAATAAATGGAGTACAGATAACTTTATTTAATGATTATCCAACTGGTAAAAGAATGCTTAATCTTGAGCATACATCAGGCAAAAATATGCAAGATTGGGTCGAAGAAGGTATAGAAGTAATGATGAAATTTGCCAAATCTAATGGATGTGAAGGATTAGAAGGTATGGGTCGTCATGGTCAATGGAATTGGGTCAAAAACAAAAGAGGCTGGAAGAAGCCTGCAACATTTTACGAATATATATTTGAGGATGATAAATGAAAAAATTTAAAGGTGGTGGTGGAAGTTCTGCACCAACAGAACAAACTGTATATAGCACAGACTTACCTGAATACGTTGAGCCGTATTTTAAACGGCTATTGCAACGTGGAGAAGCTGAAAGCTTACAAGGATACACTCCTTATGGGGGTCAAAGGCTATCTTATTTTTCGCCTGATGAATTAACCAGTCAGGCAATGACAAGAGGATTTGCTACTTCAGGCACTCCTCAACAGTTTACTGATGCGTCTTCTAGATATGGTGGCACACAAGGCTATGCTCCACAATATCAAGCAGGACAATTTGACCCTGGTTATGCAGCAAGGACTAGAGATTCAGGTTATCAAGCTGGACAGGTTGGTCCATCTTATGCACCTATGGGATATGAAGCAAATTTGCAAAGGTTTATGTCACCCTATCAACAGAATGTTATAGACGTAGAAAAGCGTGAAGCAATGCGACAATCTGACATAATGGGTAAAGGAATAGGTGATGCAGCTACAGCTCAAGGTGGTTTAGGTGGTTACAGAGAAGCTATACAACAAGCAGAACGAGAGCGTAATTTAGGACAGCAACTAGGCGATATACAAACTAGAGGCAGTCAAGCAGCATTCCAATCAGCTCAACAACAATTAGCAGCAGAAAGAGCTGCTGGTTTAGGTGCAGCTCAATTTGGATTGCAACAATATGGAGTAGGACAACAGGCTCAACAAACACAAGAACAGTTAATGCAGTCTGCTATGCAAGCAGGTGAACAGGCAAGAATAGATGCAGCTAAACTTGGATTGACAGCTCAACAACAAGAGGAAGCAGCAAGACAACAACAAGAAAAGTTT